ATTGTGCAGCCCAACCTTCTTCGGAATTAGTAAATCTTGTTAATTCTTTATATGGTGAAAATGATAATGTTACATTAACTGCTGCTTGGTCTGGTGTTGCTGATGGACTTCCCTGACACATTAGATACACATTCAAAAATAGTTCGGACATAGTTTTCCACTCTCCTGCTATTGTTCCTGCATTTATTGTTATATTATCTTTACATCTATCATATACAACCTCACCAAAACTTTCAATCATATTACTTCTACCCCAAACTTCATGTTCATATTTAACACTTTCTCTACCTGCATTTATTTTATAATCACCTAAGTTTTTTTCTAACCACTCTGACGGATTGTATTGGAATATAACATCCTTTGGGTCTAATGCCAGTACATATCTCAATCCTTCCGGACTCTCTTCTGCTAATTGTTTTAAAGTAAGATAATAATGTAAATGTCTATCAACCGTAACTATAAAATTATCTCTATAAGTGTATCTTTGATTTTCCACATCTTCATTAAATGCAACAACAATCCACCCTCTTTTTTTTAATTCATTAACTGTCGAAAATGGGACATTATAAACTATCATTACTTTATGGCCAGCAAATCCACTTCTATCTATTGAATTAACAAATAGTTTAATATTTTCAAATGTATAATTTGTGATACATCCAATAACTACATCTTTCATTTTTTTCATATTATCCTAATTTGTGTAAATCTTTATATCCGTGATAAATTGCATGGTCTGTATTATCGTAGTATCCAGGTTCAGCCAATTCAATCCACTTTTCGTTTGATACATCTGCATCTTTGAATATTCTTTCTTTCAAAGCATCTCCTGCCCAAGAGTAAGTATGTTCTTGTCTTATTATTTTTTCCAATCCATGTTCTCCTAAGTTTTCATAAATTTTTAAAAAAGTTTCTCTTTTAAATATTGCTCCACCACCTGCTTTAAAATATTCTCTATTAGTTCCAACATCTTTTGATGGCCATTGTTTGATTTCTCTTTTTATCAATACATCATCTTCTAAAAGCATAATCCATTCGGAATTGGATTTTTCACAAGTATTATAAATTCTATAATGTGATTCCAACATCTTTGGTATATTTGTTTCCATTGAATCGGTTCTATCTATATATCCTTGATTTCTTTGCCTAATTGTCATTTCCACATTAAATGAATAACATATATTTTTATATTCATTTATTTTATTTGAATTAGAATCTATATAAAAATCTATTAATTCATTTGGATAAAATTTTCTAACATTTTTTATACAATTTTCAAATGAATGTAAATAGTTTGAATCTTGAAAATTAAATGATATCATTATGTAATTGATTTATATATGTATGGTGAAGGAAATCCTCTTTCAATAAAGTCTTTATCGTTTAAATTTGTATATCTAAAATGACAAGACCAACGAATATCATCATTTAGTATATCACCCGAATTGTGGGCCAGTAATGTTGAAAATATTGCAATGTCACCAATTTGTAAAGATGGTTGAATTGGTTTATATATTTCGGTATCAATATTAACTTCTGCAAATCCAGATGTTCCCAATGATGTAGTAAGAGGGCCTAATTTATGTGTTTCTGGATAAAATACAACTGCTCCATTTTCAGGAGTAACATCAATTAATGGAATCCAAACAACAACTGAGTCCGATGATGATAACATTGATGGGTAATCTTGATGTGTTGGTGTTTTATAATATTGTGATTCTTTCGCTAATTTTGGATGATTGAAAAATAAAGCGGGTCTTGTACAGACCAATGGATTTGATAATCCCAACTCTTTTAACTTATTTAACAAAATATCATCATATACTATTTTGTATAATTCGACTAAACCAGATTGGATTAATTTACCAGTACTTTGAAATATTTCAAAATGTTCTTCAAATAATCTAATCATTGAATTTTTAAATCCATCTTCACTATCAAAATCGGTATAACCAAAATGTTTGAATTGAATTTTAAAAACATCTTTTGCAGATTCTCTTAATTTTTCAATTCTTTCTTTTGTAAAAAATTGTTTTAAAACAATTATACCATTATCTTTCAATTGTTGCATATCCTATACCAGTTTTACCAAACCCATTTCCGTTATAAAACATATAGAGTTTGTTTTTATAATTTATAATATGTGGATATTCTACCATCTGATTATCCCAGCTACTATCGTTATCCACATCAAGTCCTAATATACTAATTTTTTTCCAATTTACCAAATCAAAACTTTCTGCACATTTTATTCTATAACTATTTGTTGGATTTGTTCTATAATCACTTTCCATTCTAACGGAATACCACATCAAATATCTATCATAGTGTTTTATAACGGATGCTTTAGATATTCCACCTTCACCCTCCTCCAATTTTACAGAAGTTCCTATTGGAAACCAATCTATTCCATTTTTTGATGTTGCATATTTTATATCATATATTGGTTCGGGTTTACCATAAAATAATTTCCATTCTCTACAAGCTAAATAATATCCATAAAATAATTTATCTTTTTTTATAATAGATATTGTACCAATATATCCGGGTTCTTTATATGATGTTCCAAATATTGGGCCGGATGAAAATTTATTCCAAGTATTTCCACCATCGGTGCTTATTGCAAGCCCCAATGTATTGTGATATGGAACATCCAATCTATTTGTCCAACCTATATAATATAAATATTTTATTTTACCTATTGTTATTATTTCAGTTGGCATTATACCAGCTACATCAAATTTACCTAAACTACCTAATTCTAAAATAGGGGTTTTGGATTCAAATAAAACATTCGATGGATTTCCAATTTCAACATCTATATAAAATGGATGACTTTTATTATCCATTCTTTTTGAATAGTATATTCTCCAATATCCATTATTATTTATATCAACTACCGGTACTTGTGAGTGATGTTTATTAAAAATATTTCCGTTTCTTTCCCACATATTAATAAACTTTACTCGCCGGAGCTTCTTGTTTTTTTGCGGGTGTACCCATATATAATCCATCTGCTTCAGTAGATTTTGTTATAACTGCACCCATTGCTATTAAACTACCTTCACCGATTGTTAAACCATCTCTTATTGTTGAATTTACACCAAACCAAGCTCTTTCTTTAACATGACAATGTCCCGATAAAACTACATGTGATGTGAAAAATACATGGTCTTCTATTTTACCATGATGTCCAATATGATTACCACTCCACATAACAACATTATTTCCAATTTCAGTAAATGGTTGTAGTGTGTTATCTTCCAAAATAAAACAATTTTCACCTATTTTATTTCCACATATCGTTGCCTTTGAGGATATGTAAGAAATATAAGTATATCCTTTTTTCTTACCTTCTTCGTATATTTTTTTTCTCACATTATTCATCTTAATACCGGTCATTGGTGCAAAAAATAAATATTCAGTTGGTGGATATAGTTTTTCTAATTCTTCAAAAGGAACTACCGGCAATCCTTTAAATTCTGTAGCTGATATATATTCCTGATTTAATGTAAATGCAACTATTTCATAGTTACTATCATTCGTTAAATACCAATGAGCAAGTTCGGCGGTATCTTTTGTTCCAAAAATAATTACTTTATTTTTCATATTAATTTATAATTTTTAATTTGTTTTTGAATATATGATTTGTCATATCTAAATAACAAATCTAATATGGATGAATATTTGTTATCAAAATCAACATTACCCATTTCTATAAAATTTAATTCAATGTTATCATTTTTAAAATCTTCTTTGTTATACAACGATTGTCCGCCAATTGCATTTACATATACATTTGAACCCATTTGTTTTGTTATTGATTTTAATCCTTCTCCTTTTTTTAAAGTTGTTAATCCAACCGAAGTGTTTATTATTTTAGTTTGTATATCCAAATAATTACATATTCTTTTTATTAAATTTAAATTGAATTCGGATATTGTTACTTTTCTATTAATGAATTCAGGTAATATTATATCATTTAAAATAATATTATAATTTAATTCTTTTGAATATAAATTTTCTAATGTTTTAAAAAAATTAGAAATATAATTATTTTCAAAATTTACATATATTTCATTACATTTTTTATTTTGACTAGCTCCCCAAACATTTACATTTATTGGAGTATTATTTTTTAACATATTTCTAGTCATATAACTTCTTTTCATAAATGATACATGGTCTAAATTTACATATGTATCGACACAATCTATAAGTTGAAAATATCCTAAGTACGGGAAAAAATATGGTTGCATTATACCCACCATTAGTCTCTATTTGCCTTTGTATAAATTTCAAATTTACTTAAATCTGGATATGGTAATTCCAAATCTGTATTTGATTTTTTTTCACCTTTTGATGTGTAAAATTGATTCATCAACAATAATCCTCTTGCAGCTAATTCAGGCATCATATAAAAATTCCATCCTAACATATCAAAGTGGTCTTCGTGGTATGAACATTCTCTTCTACCACTATATCTTGCTCTTTTGAACCAGAAATATGCTTCCTCACTATCAGTTAAAATTGCACCACCTTTACTTAATTTGAAATGTTTGTATGGGCCTGTAAATGAAACACACATATGTGTTCCTGCTTTGTACATATCTGCTGTAAAACTTAATGCACTATCCCAAACATTACTACCTTTTAAATTATATGCACCTTTGATTGTTTTACCCTCAACTGGTTCAAAATCTACTTTTAAACCTGCATGTATAATTTCACATGGTACCGATGGGTAAGTTCTACATGGTATTGAAACAGATTTAGATTTTATAGTTTTTTTAACTTTATTTTCATAGTATAATGCCAAAAATAATGCATTACTCATATTATCCAAAGTAACTACATAGGGTGCACCGGTGTAATCACCTAATGCCTTTTCGAAATCCTCTGTGATTTTGTAAATTCCGTTTGCCATAATTTATTGTTTTCCGTATTTTTGATAATCATTGTGTTTAAATAATCCTTCGTTGTGGCCTACTTTATACTCTTGTTGTGCCCACCATTTACTAATATTTCCTTCCAATGCAATTCCTTCTCCTGCATGGGGTCTAACTACATCTAAATAGAATTGTTTTTTATAAAGACATGGATTGTTAGTCCAATTACCATATCGAGATGTAGTCCAAAACATATCTTCCGACTTCTTTATATATTCTGGAAATTCAACTGATGGGTCTAACCAATGTAATGAATCTAATAAGTGTGGAGATGTACATCCAATTTCATCATCATAATAAGTAAGTTCTTTACCTATATTTCTAAATGAAAAATGTGGATTTCCTGGTTGTTGTCGGTGTCTTAAACGAACCACATCCATTCCCATTTCAATTGCTTGATAACTTCTTTTTAATGTATCGTATGTAGTTTGTTTATCCTCAATCAAATTCCAATCATGTTCTAATACTAAAACATAATCTTCTTTTGCATTTTCAGTTAAACGAATGAATGCTTGACCTATTCCGATGTTTTTTTGTAAACCTATGAAATCCAATCCAAAGTGTCTTGCGATTTCCATATCTTGTGGTGTCACTTCCTGAAATAGAATAGTAACATCGTTTACCATATCGAATAAACCATTTTCATAATATGTAGTTAGTGTATCCACTAATACTTGTCCACTATGCCAGGACAATATTCCTATACTAATTGGTAGTTTTTCCATTTCTTAAATAGTTTATAAAATTAATATGGTCTTCTTTTTTTCTATCATTCCATTCATCACCATCAGATGTTGTTGACATTTCTGTTTCTACTTTAAAATTTCTCAAAATTGCTTTTGGTGAGGGGTTTACATCTTTAATAAAATTGTCACCATACCATATTTTTATATTATCTGGTATATCAATCCAATTTTTTTTACTTAACAAAATCATACATCCCCAACCCCAATCATTTACACCAGGTTGCCATACGTCAATATATGAACCTTTTTCTTTGTCTATATCATCTTTATAATTTCCTTCTCCCATTCCAATAATTCCAACATAAGATAGTATATTTTCATCAATCACACCAAAGATATTTGGATTAAAGTTTATATCATCATTTAGTAATGCAATACATTCATTCTTTGCCAATTCTATTCCTTTATTCCATGCAGGATTTACATAAATGTTTCCTCCGAATGAAACAAATCTAATTTTTTCAACTTTTGTATCCTGATGGCCATCAAACGAATTATCGATTATAATTATCTCATCAACATATTCACATTGTTGTAAATCATTGATTAACTTTTTAGTTCTATTTGATTTCCAAAGTGTTGGTATTATAATTGAGTATTTATTCATATTAATTAACCGTAATTTCTAAAATAATATCATCATATCTTCCTTTATTATCTCTCATGTCATATACTTCCCATTTCATACCGGTCTCATTTGCTTCTAAAACTAGTTGATTTAAGTTAGTAATAGATTGTATATCTTCTATTATTAATTTTCCTCCAGATTTTACTTTTTTTAACCAATGTTTAATAGAATATATTTGAGAACCAATTGTATGTGGGCCGTCATCGATTATGTAATCAAAACTACCATCTTCAAACATACTTAAAATACTTTGAGAATAAGCATCATCTTTTATAATTTTTACATTTTTTCTTTCATTTATCTCATCCACTATTTCTTGTAAAATATCAACTTCTTTGCAAGGGTCTATTGCGTATATGTTTGCATTTTCAAACCAATCTTTCCATAGTTTTAAAGATAAACCCTCGTGAATTCCTATTTCTAAAATAGAAATTGATTCAAATCTTTTTGGTGTAAACTCATTGTTATAATATACGGATATATAATCATGTGTAGTTCCTTTATCGGATTTATGAGTTCCGTTTTCGTAAAATTCTTTAAGATTCATTTTTATATTGTTTAATTAATTTATCTACTACCTGTACTTGTGTATAATTGTGTAATACTTTCATCATTCCATTGTGTGCAATTCTTTCTCTTTCCTCTTCGTTTTCAACATAGTAATTTATTTTTTCAATACAATCAAACATATCATTGTATAAAATAATTTCTTCACCTTCTACAAATACTTCATCCAAACCTCTAACATCGGGTAATCTATCTGTGATAACCAATTTACCACAAGCCATACCTTCGAATAATCTACGAGTAATTTCACCCCATCTACTATTTTGAATAACCACCAATCCTTTGTTCAAAAATTCGGTGTGTTCTTTTGCCTCCAATCTATTTTTATTTCCAATTGCTCCTTCTCCCCAGTTTGTAAGATAATCTAAAAATTGTGAATTACCAATACCTCTGGTTGTAACTGCGGTATATTCCGGTTCTAAATTCATTGGGAATTGAACTTTGGTATCCGCAAAGTGGTTTACCCATTCCGCGTTTATACCTCTATTTCTATATTCTATTGCGGATTGTTTATCTGGCGTAATTGTGTAATGGAAACGATTTGCTTTAGGATAATTTCTTTCAAAGTTTTGTGGGTCATCTCCACTCTCTTGTATCCAAAATGCATTTGGTTTTAATGATTTGTCCAACCATTTAGAATCAATTCTACCCCAATCCATAAATAATACAATATCGGTTGGAATATCTTGTTGAATCCACAATTGTAGTGCTGAATCATCATTTGCCGTAATTGGTACAATTTCCGTTTCCCAACCTCTTTCTTTAAATTCATTTACCAATGCCATCGGAGTTGACCAAACTTCTCCTTCTTTGTAATCGTATATAAATGTTATTTTATTTTGCATATTCTTCTCTTTTAAATAAAATTGAATAGTGGTTTTCTCCTTCTCTATTATATGATGAGTATGGTTTCCAATCTATTCCATTTTGAATGTAATCAACCTCCGCGTTAAATCTATTTTTTCGTACTCCTTCCACTTTTATTGTTTTTAAATATGATGCCTTTGCCCACCAAAAATTACCAGAATATAATTTCCACTTTCCGGCCTTTCCTAATAAAACTCCATATGTATTATAATCGGTTTTTTCAAAAATTTTAAATATATTTTTTACTTTTTCAATATTAAAATAATTCATAAGGTGTCTCCAACTTACTACATTTTCTAAGTTTTGTTTTGAGGCTCCTTTACTATGAATATACAAAATATAATCGGAATCACCAAATTTTTCTTTATCTTTTTCTATCAAATCCAATGTGACAAATTCATTACCTTTAGACCTAACATCTCTAATCTTTTCGAATTTATTAATAATGTAGTCTATTGAGGTATTATCGTTTGCAATAGAAATCCCCACGTTTAATATGTAAGGGAAATCAAAATGTTTTTTTATTAAATTTAATTGTTCATCTATTATGGATTCAACACCATCTATTGCATATATGTGATAATATATGTGAACCATTATAAAGTATCGTAATAATTATTTTGTCTTTCTTGTCTTTCGATTGTCTTTGGATGTTTTATACAATATATCTCTTCAGCTGGAAAGTTTGTGTATGATTCAAATCCTACTATTCTTTCATGTACTCTATTAACCCATCCAATTTTCTCGGAGTTCTTATAAATACGAGTTTGAACATCTGGGAAATTTACCCAACCCCTTTCATTTACATTCCATCTCCATTTTTCAATATGTGCTTCAGTCAATCCTTCAACGGTATTGATTCTTGGAACAACAATCATATCCTTATCGGAATTTGCTTCTAACAATGCCTCCATATTTACAATTAAATCCGGCGTAAGATACTCATCAGCATCTAATTGAAATATCCACTCACCTTTACATTCTGAATTTAATAGATTTTTCCATTGTGCAAAATCATTATTAAATTCAGATTCAATCAAAGTAATTTTATCGGCATTACCTTGTAGTTCTAAATACTCTATTAATTCAGTAGGTGCTTTGGGTGTATCTAATAGGACTACTATTTCTGAATTTTCTTCTTTGTAGTTTAATAATTGACTTACTAATCTAATCGTTTCTTCGACTTCATTACAAGCCGTTATTGCGTAACTTAATTTCATTAAAATACTTTTTCGTTTGATGTTGTATAACTCCATGCAGAACCACTCGGATATCCATATGCAGTTGATGTTGTAAATTGTGGATTAGCAATTGTAATATGACCCGATGTACCAGGTGTTGTTGTAAATACAGTACCTCCTGTTCCACTTGGTGTTCCCCATCCACCTACCCCAATCGGAGTTCCTATTCTTTCTTCATCACTAACTTCTACCAATTTTTCTTTTAGTGTGTCCCATTGTTTTGGAGTAATTGCAAATTCATGTACTCCTTCCGTAAAACCTCTTAACCAAATAACGAATTCTTTTGATGTCATAATTATCTATTTTTTAATTGTGATTTTTTACTAATTCCAATCACATTCATTCTTTTGGGTGTAAGTTCATTTACATCCATCGTTAATTCTATAATTTTAGTAAGTCCACTTAATTTATAAGTTCTATAAGAATCATTTGATACTACTGGAACTTTGCTAACCACATTTTCATAAAATTTCATAGAACCACCTTTCATTTCTAACATTTCGGTTTCTTCATTTACAAACTTTCCAAAAAATCTTTTTATAATAGTTGGATTTACATTTGATACTTTTACACAATGTACCATATCTTTTGATGTGGATACAAATAGTGTATAAATTATTGGTGCATTTGATTCGGTAAACTTTCCTCTTGTTCCATCCACATATTCATAATCTTTTATTAGATAAAATCTACCACGTGTCATCTGTTTTGCTGTCACATGGTTTCTCTCATCTATAAATTTACGATATAATGGATTAAATTTACTCATTATTATTTATTTAACATCTTCAATTTTGGTAATTGTAATTGTTGAAACTTTGGTTGTATCTTAGTATAAATACCATACTGATTTAAAATATTATCAAATCCTTCTGTCATTTTTGTTAGACTAAAATTTGCTAAATTATATTTTTTCAATTTAGATGATTCGGTTTTGTATTTATCATAATTTTTATAAACATCTTTGATTGCAGTCAATGCTTTCGAAATGTTGACATTAAACCATTGTGATTCTTTTAATAAAAATTGGTCAGCTGCTGATTCGTGTACCGGTTTTAATTCACCTTCTAATAATACTACACCTTGTTTTAAGAAATCAATATGTCCACTCCAATTACTTACTAAGATTGGTTTACCTGTTAAACTAAATTCTAAAAGAGGTCTACCAAATCCTTCACCTTTTGTAAAGTTTAACATTGCTTTTACCTTTTTGTGTTCATATAACCCATTCATTTCGGATGGAGTTAAGTCACCATGTAAAAGATAAATTGGAACTGACTTATAATCTTTTCCCAATACCTCTTTAATTTTTTTAATAGTAGTTTCTCTATCTATTACACTAAATCCTGCTGAACTGGTTTTAAGAACTAATGCCGGTTTAACCTTTTCGTTTTTGAATGCCATTGCGAATGTTTTAATCATCATTCCCACATTCTTTCTATCTTCACCTAAATCACCTCTTAACCAATGTCCTACGAATAAGAATGCAAAATCTTCTTTGATTGAATCCAATTCCGTAATATTTACAACATCATTTGTTCCAAAGTCTAATTCATCAAAACCTTCAAAAAGAATTTCAACAGGTTTTTGGATTTTATGTTGTGCAATCAATTGACCACTATTTTTGTCTTGTTCATTGTAAATTGTGTCTACCAAACTTTTCTTCGAATGTTCGGATGGTACTATAATTAAGTCCATTCTATTACAACCATGTACCCAATCTAGTGCACAATGTGTGGTTTCTATTGCAGCAGTTATACCAATGTTATAGAATCCCAATGGTTGAAATTCATTTGGTACAGTAACCTGAATATAAATGTCAGGCTTTTGGTCAATACGAGGAATGATATTATCTACTATCCACTTATGAAATGGATTGTCATAATTAAGTGAATCCATTGGAGTATTGCCCCAACGAGTACTAATTACTTTAATTTCAAATTTATCTAATTTATAAAGAGAATGTAATAAATCTCTTGCGTGGTCACCATACCCACTTCTTGTTGCTATTGGTGCCTGAAATACTAATGTTGGTTTCATACTATAACTCTATTAATTTAAATTTTTGTTTCGGTTTCCAATTTTCAAATGCACCTTCCATACCATCGACTAATTCTTTACACATTGCTTCTCTACTTAACAATCCTTCTCCTAAGAAATGTTTTCTACCTTTTAATGCAGCTGCATCTCTGTCTTCTTTTGGAGTTTTATACCAATCCATAATTAAAGGAGTAATATCTTCAAAGTCAACTCTATCATCAAAAATATATGGAGTAGGAACTGAACCTGTTGTTGAACGAACTGGCCAAATCGGTTTAACCCAATCTCCCCAAACTACACCTGCTTTTCTATGTCTATCATGCAATGAACCTATTTCTACATAATCTTCTGCAGTTAATAATCTACCTGTTCCATTTTCTCTAAATCCACATTGGTCTTGTAATCCACCTGTAACTGTTACTATGATTGGAGTTCCTGCCATTACCGACTCTGCGGTTGCTAAACCAAATCCTTCATTAGATGCAACATTAATTGTTACATCTCCTAAATTATAAAGATAGTTTAATTGTTCTTCATTGTATCTATTCGGTGCAAATACTACATTTGTTTCAGGTGAACAACATTCTGCAATTGTTCTTGGTAAATCCGTTCCATGTTCTTCCACAGGTTGAGTATGCATTAATAAACACACTTTACTTCTTTCCTCTGGTCTCAATGCTTCAACAAATTTATCAAATGCAAGAATTACATCGATTGGTTGTTTTCTACGAATATTTCTATTACTCCAATATAAAACAAATTCATATTCTTTATCACCAAATATTTCCTTTTTGAAATCTTGTGGAACTTCTACTGGTTTGTATAAGTCCGAATTGATACCATGTGGTACATAACTTACTTGCCAGTCTGCAGGTTTAATCCAATGTTTTTCTTTATCCCAACCCCAAACTCTACGCGTAATACCATATGTTTGTTTTGAAATGCATCCAATCCAATCACAACTTTCGTAGTAATCTCTATTGTATTTTGGGTCTGGTAAATCATCCCAAATATGATAAAAGAATAATGGACAGGTTTGTCGAATTTCATGCTCAATATCATATAACCATAACCAATATCTTGGGTCAGTAAAGTGTAGGATTGCATCAGGTTTTTCAACCATTAGTAATTGACGAATTACATCGGCATTACCATAACCATCAAATGGATATATTTTAACACTTGCGTCCTGAACTCCTGTTTGTTCTCTAACACTATCGTTTAAATCAAATACTTTACCTGCTTCAGGATGTTTGATTGCTGCACCCAATTGTACCCAATCATATTTATCAACTGTTCCTAAAACTAATTGCTTAGAAACATTGGCAATACCACTTGCCATTCTTAAATCATCTGATAATAACAGAATCTTCTTTTTTGCCATAACTTATTTTTAAAATATATATTGTTTAATTTAAATTTTTTAATCCTCTGTCACATATTCCTCTATCAAAAAACTCACACCATTCACATAGTTTGGTTGCATTTTTTGGGAACTCTATATCGGTTCTATAATTACCATCTTTGTCAAATACGCTCTCTACAAACTCCGTAAAACCCTTCCAGGCTTTGTTTACCGATACCTTACCATTTGCGGGGATGTGTTTACTGATTCTATGTGTTGGGATATCCTCTCTTACTTCTACCTTTCTTTTCAATATGATAAATTCAACATCAATCACATCTTCTGAAATCCCAATCAATTCGGCATAGAACTTTTTGTATAATAGGATTTGTGCACTTTTAACTGGGTCTGATTTTTGATACTTACTCCAACCTCTTGTAGAAGTTTTAAAGTCGATGATTCTATATCTACCTGTAAATGTATCTCTGATAATTAAATCTATGAATCCCATAAAGTTTACATTCTCAGAAATCTTTGTGTTTATAGGTTGTTCAATTGCTACCAACTCATCGTGTTTTAACGAAAAGAATTTGTTAAAGTTTTTGGGTTTTTGAAACCAATCTAATAAGACATTTCCATCTTCTAAAAATTCTACCATTTCTTCTTTGGTGCATATTGTTGTATTGCCTATTTCCCCTTCGGTTTCTTTAAGATATGCATCTCTCATTCTTTCTTTTAGATATTCCTTTAAGTCAATCATTTTGTCAGCTTGTGACTTTGATATTCGTAAACACTTCTCCAAATAATTTTGGAGTGTCTCATGCATTGCAGTTCCAAAGATTGAATGAATGTTAGAGGAGTTTTCCCCCAACTTATCTATGTATGCTAACTTGTATTGGTGTGGACAACTATGCCACATACTATATTGTGAAAATGATACTCTTGCCATAATAACTGTAATATAAGACAAATAATTGGATTTACCAAATTATATCTTAAGCTTCAATTTAGTTACTTGCTTTTTATCAATACCATATTTTTCACAAACATATTTCATATATTCTCTACCTTCTCTTGTTGAATAAAGAATTTCCAAATATTCAATTGCCTGATTTTCCGAACAATCGTATTCTTTCTTTAATAAGTCAACTATGAATTGTTCGTATTTATCTTCCGATTTTCCTTTTATATATTTCAAAAAGTATTTACCTTTTGGAATAACACTAATATACAACTTATACATTTCCTTTGGTTGTAAAGTTTGTGTTAAAGGCAATAGAGATGCTACCAACTCAACCCATTCAGGTTTCATTGATAGAAATCTATTTATCATAAAATTACTCCAAGTTTTAACATCCTCTTCGGATAATTTATCAAAATACTTGGGGTCTTGTATGGTAGTTATTGCATTGATATGGTCAAACAATTTTGCTGCCATTATTCTGTGATTTTTGTTTCTTGTAATTCTTGTGGTAACAATTCTTGTAATGGTTTACCACATGATGAACATACATACAACTCAATTGGCATAACCGAATCTTTTGGTTGTCCTGTTAATAAACGAGATATCTTTTTGAATCTATATGCAGGTAAAAATATCTTTCCACCACATTCACAATCCATATCTCTTGCATCGTTTAAGTTAAAATTCGTTGGTAATTGTTGTCCTTGTTCCATTTTGTTTATTTTATAATGTTTAATATTTGTATAATTGTAGACATAAATACGATTTCCTTATCTACTACTAATGCATCTTTTGAAAGACCATCTGCAATAGTCAAAATCACATTTGCTACATTTCCAGTTGCATACTCATCAACTTTGTCGTATAACATTGTATACATTTCGGAGTAGTCATTTAATTTGTTATCTGCTACGGCCTGTCTAATTTTCATAAACATATTTCTCTTATCATCGTCTGTTTTTAAGAGTTCAATAAGTTTAGTTGCAAAGTTTGCTTCGACCATTACTCTATGGTCTACTTTTAATTCACCCTTTGCGGATTGTAATTGACAAGTATTAAGTATTCTTCTAATATCTGGATAATATGAATTAATCACATCAGCCATATTCTTTGGTTCATACTTAATTTTTTCAGCATCTAATATCTTTGCTACCTGAATTGCTACATCCTTTTTAGTCGGAGGTGTGATTGCGAACGATTGACATCTACTTTGAATAGGGTCAATGATTTTCTCAATGTAATTACAGGTTAAGATAAATCTACAATGTTTACTGAATGTTTCCATTAAGTTTCTCAAAATCGCTTGTGCTCCAGGTGTCATATAATCAAACTCATCTAAGATGATTACTTTGAAACCTGCAAACCCAACCGATGATGCGAAGTTCTTTACTTTTGTTCTAACAGTATCCACATTATTTTCATCCGATGCGTTGATAATCATAAAGTCACATTTGATTGTGTTTACGATTAGTTTAGCAAGTGTGGTCTTACCAGTACCCGCTTTTCCATACAACAATAAATGTGGTATATCGTTTGCATCCAAATATTGTTGGATTGTTTCTTTGATGGTTTCATTACCAACATAGTCAGCAAGAGTTTGTGGGCGGTATTTCTCCACCCACAAGCTATGTTCTTTTTTATTGTTTTCGTTTGCGAAAAAACTCATATTATTTTCCAGTTGAACCGAATCCGCCTTCGCCTCTTTCGGTGTTATTTAATTCTTCTACTTCTTCAAACTCAATCGGAGGATGTGGGATAATTATAATTTGCATAATCCTATCACCTACACCATATAAGAAACTACCACTTTGAGATGATAATGACCTTTGATTAAATGTTGCCTGTATTTCACCTCTATATCCACTATCAATTACACCTACCGAATTACTTAATGATAAATCGGTTTTGCGAATAGATGAACGAGGGAATACTAATCCTACAAATCCTTCGGGTATTTCCATTGCTAATCCTGTTCCGTATGTAATTTGTGTGCCATCAAATTTCATTGATGTTGCCACTAAATCCATACCGGCATCACCTTCTTTTGCATAGGTTGGTATTACTGCTTCTGGACTAAGCTTCTTTATTTTTACTTGCATTTTGTTCTGCTCTTTGTTGTTTTGTTTCTTCACTAATTTCTCTTGGGAATACTCTAAAAGTCATTCCGTTTTGTTGGAAGTTTAATCCTTCATTTTCCACAGGTTGTAATTGTAAAATCAAAGGAGCGGGTTCTTCACCTTCGTTTGACCATGCAAATACAATTGGTTCATTGTTAAAGAATTGAAAACACCATTCCGCATCTTTAATTGGTTGTGCTTCTGGAATATTTACTTCTTCTTGTGGGGATAATTCATAACCAACTTCTGTTGGGAATAATTCTAATTGTTCTTTCATTTTATTAATTTGAGATTTCTACTAAATAATATTTACATACAAAATCATCAATTTGGAATTCAACATTCGATAATCCGTCAGTTGAAACTTTTAATTTTGCTGATGTTGCTTCTTTGTTTGCCGTTAAGATTTCTTTCAAATACTTTGCTGAAAAGGAAATTGGTTTTACTGTTTCTGCATAATCTTTTTGTGCAGTAAATGTAACTCTGTTTGTAGAGATAGAGGAATAACCAATTGCCATCTTCAAATCACCACCTTCGGTAAAGATTGTGAAAGTATCTACATCACTCAATGCACCTTTTGCTTTGATGAATTTGTCAATCATATTAGATGCCATATCAATTGAAATACCAAAATCAGGTAATGTTTTCAAATCTGGAACAGGAGGAATAACTCCCAAGTCTGCTAATTGATAAGATGTTTCCGTTTCGTCAGAAGATAACTTCAATGATACTGATTTTTCACCCGCTTTGTCAACTTTTAATGTTAAGTCGTTGTCTAATACACCAATCATATTTTTCAATAATGATGTTGTATAAATACCCACATTCATTGGAGTAGATGTATACGCATTGTATTCTACTTCACCTAATAATGTTTTGTCATCTGAAATAAATCTAACTGATAACTTTGTTCCTTCCGCGTTCCACGCTACCGATTCAATAAGTCCACCTAGTGAATACTTTTGAATGAATTTTAATAAATTGTTTTTGTTCATGTTTTATTGTTTGTTTTACTAATATACGATAAATTTTTTAGAATGCAAAGAATTTCTTTGCCGTTTTTGTATCTGCAGTAACTTTATCCCATTTTAATGCGTTATAAAAATCATCTAATTTGTTTTCTAATTCTGCTTCAAATATTTTGTTTCTATCCACATAGGTTTCCACAAAATCCATAATTTCCTTTGGGTCATTATAATCTTTGAATGCAACCGTTTCTAATCCCAATGGGTTGTCTTTAAGATATACCCACTTTACTTTATCACCATCTCTAATTGGTTCATGCTTATATGGACAATTGAAGAATTTTAATAATCTATTGTATGTTATTCCGGCTTTAACGTGTGCAGGTGTTCCTTTCTCAAAGTTTGCTACTGCGTCTCCTGTTTTCCAACTACCATTGTCATATTTACTCAACTCTTTCAATGCTCCACCTTTTGCAATTGTATTTACAGGTAGTGTTGGTAAACTTTTCTTAAATGTCAGTAAGGTATCATCTATATATTCATGGTCTTTACCCATTAAGATATCTTTCAACATTGTAGACATAAACTTTTGGAATGCTTTAGGGAATGAACTTCTAACTACATCCAATCCTTTCACATCTAATTTGTCACAAGGTATTCCGTTTTTCAAAATCATCCATTGTGCATATCGTTTCTTTGCTACCCAAAATCCTGCTTTACTGATATATTCTTTTTTAATCTCAAATCTATGTTTGTCTTTTGGAATAAAGAAAAATCTCTCTGCCAATAAGTCATAGAATGAGTTTAAGAATGTTTGTGTTTCGGTTGCAATATTGTCCACCTCAACTGCCATTCTCTTTTCATCAAATTGTTTATAGTCTGGGTATCTATGTTTTACCAAAGGTTCTGCCATCATATAAATTGAGTCAGTATCAATATAAACATTGTAGTCATCGGTTGTTCCTAATTCTTTCCAATATTTTCTATTTGCCATTTCAGCCGTCTTTTTAATTACGACCTGACCTGTTAGTGTTACTGCTTCTGCATTATCCACATCATAGAAACGGAATGCTGGTAGACCTAATACACCATACATTGAGTTCAAAAGGATTTTTTGGACGTGTTGTCTCTTACCATAGAACTCATATAATTCAGTATTTTTTTCCTCACCATATTTCTTTTCTAATTTACGATATTCAACTCTTTTGTTAAACCATGTATTTAGAATGTCCGCAATCAAACCTGGTTTATCTTGCATGTAAAGAACTCCATTAGCTGCTACACCCAAATTACTATCTTTGATAACATCTGCTAATTCCTGACGGTTGTATTCATACTCATCACCATCCTTACCCTTTAACTTATAAGTGATTTCCTCACCTTTGATATATTGTTCTGCATCCCAATTTGAAATCTTACCAATCTTTGTTTCAGGTGAGATATTTAATGTCATAATGATTGATGGGTATAGAGATGTTAAATCCAAATCATATATCCAATCATACTTACCAACAATAGGTTCTTTCACATATGCTCCAATAAACTTTTCTTGGTCGTTATCTCTCAAAGCCTGCATTCTTTCTCTCCTATCTGCAGGTTTGTTTGTTGCAACCATGTTTTTAGTTTTAAGGTATGATAAACAGGCTCCCTCTAACCATTTTGACGAAAACATGTAATCTTCGTAAGGAACATAACCAGCGTGACATATCGCCCTACATAAATCAATGAATTTTAATTTCTCATCCATTGAAACTACCAAGTCCACGTCGACAATGTTGTACTCAATAAACTTTTCTAAATCGTTTACGAATAAGTCATCCAAACTACCTTCATATTCCACCTTACCTCTACCTAATTCTTTTGTTGCAATGTGATTGAGTGTATATGAACTTTCCAAACCAAAGTTGTATTGTTTGTATAAACTGATGTAATCCAAAATAGATACTCCACCAAATGTCCACTTCTCTCTATAAGGTGAATAGAAACATTGACCTATTCTAGAAAGTCTTTTTGCATGTCCTTCACCACATACATTTTTAATACGATTATACAAATACGGAATATCAAAGAAATCTATATTCCATCCCGTAAGAATAGTTGGGTCAATTTCCTCGTAATAATTAAGGAAAGCAAGTAAGAGATTTTTCTCGTTATCAAAAATGTGAAGAGTAACTTCTCTCCCATCTTTGCTAAAGTTTTTGGCATTATTTTTAACTGTTTTGTCTTTATCTAATACGAATACATCATAGAGTTTTGTTGCTCCATCGTGTGCAGCAATTGCTGTCAATTCGTTTTGTGCTTCTCGTGTGTTTGGTAGTCCGGTAATCATTTCAACCTCAATGTCAAAAGTCAATACTCTATGGCCTGTTGAGGGAATATCACTATCGTAAATGTCCACCAATACTCTTGTCGTTTCTGGAACATCACTTTCAAATAGGTCATCATTATCTTCTTTATCCCACTTTGAAATGCGGGTTAATCTTTCACCATTCATTGAAAGATGTTGTCCATGTGGGTCTTTCTTATATGCATACTTTCGGTATGGCATTGTTTGATACCCATTTTTGTCATCCCAAAGATGCATTAAATTCTTTTGTCTCTCGTAGTATATATTTTGGTACATGATTATCTCCCCACTTCTTTTAAGTATTTTTTTCTACAATCTTCCCAAGTCATTCCAATTAAATCAATATAAAACAAACTTTCTGGTTTTATTCTATCTTCTTCATACAATTTTGTATATCGTTTGATTGCTTTATCTTTCCACCAACGAATGGTGTAATCATCACCTTCTACAAATTTTGGTTTCAATATCAATTCTTCTTCGGTTATTTTATTGCAAAGATAATCATTTCCATTCTCATACATTTGTGCAAAGTAAATACCTCTTTGAAATCCATGATGATATTTGGTAGGACTTATTTGAAGTTCTTTTAATATTAAATTTATAATGTTTTGTTTTGGACCTGTGGCGTTAATTGCCTTTTCGTATTTTTCTGGATACTTTTCTTTAATGTAATCGTGCCATATTTTGTAAATCCAATTATCAGGTTTTGTTCCGATTTTACCAGCAGATTCACCCAATGTTTTCATATGAGGAATACCATTATATTGTGAAGATGCTCCGTATAAAGCGGTTGTATGCATTGCCACCATTATATCATCATATTGTTCTTTCCACTTATTTCTAAATGTAGGTGATGTTGTTAAAGCTGCAATTAATTTACCACCTAAGAAATTAAATCCCAATGGTTGAGTTGGTACAATTGAAGTACCCATTGCAATACAATTTAATTTACCTTTCTTAAATTTATCTTCTTTAGTCCAACCAATAAACTCATCTCTTACTTTAACGGAAACTACATCACTACCCAAACTAATAACACCCAATATTTTACCACTTGTTTTATCTTTTACAAATGCTTTAAGATTACGACCTGGATTTGCTGTAAACTCCATTGAACTAATCAACTTTCTAACCTCAGTCCACTTTGAAACATCATCTACCAATTCAACATATGGTTGCATGTTTTGGATTTCTGATATTGTTAATTCTTTATTAAAGATGTCCGTTGGTTTCCAAATCTTATCGTAATGTTGTTGTAAAGATGGTAATTTCATCATAGATGAATGTAAATCCGAATTGAACTCTTGCCATTTTTTATAGAGAGTTTGTTCTTCAACTGGCATTTCAGATAACATATCTAAATTCTTTATTAACTTTTCTTTGTTTGCTTCAAATACAAACTCTCCACCGTTTTCTATGTTACTATCCCAAAATTTGTTCATATATGTAATATACTAAAAATTATCCAAATTACCAAAACTTACTTGCCAACTCTGTTTCAGGTGCAATTGTAGTATGGACTTCTATATCCTTATTAAATTCTCTTGTATCTTTTGGATAATTTTTAGGGTCGTGTTTAAGAGTTTTAAGTAATTCTCTTTTTTCTTTTTTATCTGCACCCAATACCTGTATGTATCTATGTTTTGGTGGTTCTTCCCTTCTCCAAAATTGTTTATATCCTTGTTTACCTATTTCTCTCCTAAGATGTTCCAAATTACCGCTACCCCACATTGAAAACACAGTTCTACTATGTATCCATTTGTAAGGGTCATTTGAAAGTGATATTCCGTAATTTGGCATCAATGCAATATCGGTATTCATTCCTTGATAAATCCAATTGGTTGCCTGATAAATACCTCCTAAATGTTCTTGTCCGTTATCTGCATATGAGATTAGGATTTTAATCATCTTATCATTTTCTCTAAACCACTTAAACGATTGTCCTAATGCAAATGACTCAATGTTTGAACCATACCCATCATCACAATACAAACGGGTCAATTCTAAAATATTATCTTTTGTAATTGAATCTGAAACTGAATTTGCAGCTCTTGCACCTACTGGGAAACCATACACTAAACATCCTATAAGTTTGTCATTATCTCCCAATGCATTTGACTCATCTGTTCTATAAAATATTCCCAACGAATATCTACAAGCCGTCCACGCGTGAGTATAGTGTTTCTTAACTATAATTTCTTTTGCAACTGAACTACTTATCTCTCTAACCGATACTCTACTTGTATCACAATATAACTTATTTAACTCTTTCAATTGGTTCTAATTTTAATATTTCTTCGGTATATTCCTCTAATGTTTTTGGATATGGATATAAAGGATGTTTTATATTTTTCAACAATTCCTTTTTATCTTTTTTATCTTTACCCAAAATGTAGATATACCTATGTTTTTTTGGTTCTCTCTTTACCCAAAATGGTTTATCAATAAGTTCTTGCAATTTGAAAGGTGAGGTTGTTCCCCAATAGGGTGCCATAGTTCTACCATGTATCCATTTACCACCTTCTTCAAAACGAAAAGACCATGTGTCATTAGGTCTAATACTTGTTCCTTGATATAACCAATTTGTTGCCTGATATATTTGCCCTTTGTGTCCTTGTACAGGGTCAGAGTATGATATCAATGCTCTTATTTGTTTTGCGTTTTCTTTTAACCATTCAAAAGACTTTCCGACAAACCAACTTTCAATATTACAACCATATCCGTCAAATACAAAAAGTCTTACTAACTCCATCACTTCCGTTCTATCTAATGTTTCACTTATAGATGCCCCACAATGTCTACCAATCGGGTCACCATAACAAATCACCCCAATTAGTTCTTGATTTACTCCACCAAAAAATTTGTGTTCGGTGTCGTTTTCGTAGAACAAACCTAATGCGTAACTAACTTTTGTCCATTGTTTAGAATAATGATGTTTCACTATTATATTCTTTGCAACTGACTTTTCTATTAACCTTACACTAAACTTGGAAGTATCGCAATATTGTTTATCTTGTACTTTCATATGGCCACTTAACCATGTGTTTCCACGTTTCGTTTGTAACTATTTTTTTAATGTTTGCAGGTGAAACTCCATAGTTCCTAGCTATTACATTAATATTTCTATGACCTATTTTGTATAGTTCTCTAATTTCCAATATCTGCACTTCTGTCAATTTGTGCATTGGATGTGCTTCACCTCTTAACATAACTCTAATATAACTAATTTTTCTCACAATACCAAATTTACTTTACTGCCTCATTGATTGCGTTGATATATGCCATTTTAGATGAAAGTCCTGTGAATCGATTTACTTCAATACCATCTTTTACGATTATAACCGTTGGAACCGAACGAACTCCGTATTCTTCAGTTACATCACTATATTCATCAATATCATATTCTTCAAACTTTACATTTGAATAATTACCTTTGATTTCATTCATTACTGGGGTTAATGCTCTACAAGGGCCACACCATACTGCACTAAACTTTTTGACCGTTACCATTTGTTTTGTTTTTAAATTCTTCATATTCTTCCAGTAGGGCATCAACTACTGAATGTCTATGATTTACTAATAATGTCATCGATGCCATTTCTTTTACTTTTTTAGCTACTCTTAATAAGAAACCAAATCCACTCTCACCTTTTTGTTTCAAATCTACTTGAGCGGTGTCTCCACATACTACCATTTTACTTCTAATACCCAATCTACTTACAATCATTTCCATTTGTTCATGAGTGCAGTTTTGAGCTTCATCCACAATTACAAATGAATCTAAGAAAGTTCTACCTCTCATAAATGCAACTGGTACGATTTCAACTTGTCCGTTTGATAATATCTCATCAATTTTTTCTCTATTGTAAAGTAGATAGAAATTTGAATAGATTGGTTGCATCCAGGGTTCCATTTTTTCTCTAAGGTCTCCTGGTAAAAAACCAATTTCTTCTTTACTTACTGTCGGTCTTGTAATGATAATTTTACTAACCGTTTTCTTAAATAACATATCCAATGCAATTTGACAAGCCAAAAGTGTTTTACCACTACCCGCTTTACCACTTAGAATTGTAATTGCGTTATTTAAAATTTTATCTTTTGCCTCTTTTTGTTCTTCGTTTAATTGAATTTGAAACTTTATAGGGCCTTTTTCTTTTTGCTTTTCTTCTTTAATTCTCTCTGTCAATTCTTTGTGTTTTGTTGATTGATTTTCTCCCATAACGAATCTAATTTAGTATTACCTTTTATGTTGGTTGGACTATAAGGACAATGACGGCAGCCACCCCCACAGCAATCACCTCGTTGAATGTGATACTGAGGAGTGAAAACCACTTTACCATTTTCCAAATAGTATAATTCTTTATCATCTTTATTTAACTTCACAAGCACCTCCTGCACAAGCTACCTCACCTGATAAATCTGTATTATCTTCGATTTCAATAACCTTGCTCAAGTCTACTTCATTAAGTGTTTTCATTAATTCTTCGTACTTCTCTTTTGTACAATCTTCAAATGGTGCTTGAATGTAAGTTCCACCATCGTAAGGTAATACTGAAAGTCCGTTGTAATATTCTTTATTATCCCACATCCACTCACCAACTGCTTTCCACTCATGTTCTCTAATTGATACCGTTGCAGATACATTGTGTGAATTGTTTCCCGTTCTATGACCTGGTTTAATCCACTCACTATGAACTTTCTTAACTCTCTCTAATAATTGAATTGGAGACTCAGTTCTAAAGATTGCATCTGATGGGGCTTTTTGTGGAATACCAATTACTGCCGTATCATGTGGTCTAAAATATTCATCTTCTACTAATTCCGGATGATTTACTAATAAGTGAGAATAAATTGCTTCGTTCTTACCTACTCTTACTCTACGAATATAGTAGTCATTATGCCAAGCGTGAATACCTGAACTGGTTCCTAATGTCAATGATGTTGTTCCTGCAGGTTTAACAGTTGTAGTTCTTGCAGATGGATTGATACCCATTACTTCTGCTAATCGTTTGTTTTCTACTTTTACAACTTTTGCTGCTTCTTTCATATCCATTTTCAAAACTGCACCACTTCCGATACCTGTCATAGATACACCAATAAGTGCGTCCTTTTCAGTTGTTCTTTGCCAAATTGGACGAAGGTAATGGAAATCTGTATAACCTGCTTGTAATGTTCCAATGAACGATGCTGCTTTAACTCTTGCATTCAAATCATCCTGG